GGTGAGCAGATCTCGGGGAACCGCTTTGTAGGAAACGTGGAGTTTGTCAGCTTCGACGGACAAGTGAGCCTCAGCGGGGTCGGTTTTCAGGCGCGGTTTCCCATGAACGAGTCCTACGGGGCCGGAGAGCCCGACCCGACTGGTACGTGGGTTTACGTTCAGGGGAACCGGTATCTGCCTGACCCGTGGGAGCCTCGAGGCGTAGCACACGTGGCGGTCTACAACTGGGATGGCGCCCCGGATGCGCCGGTGGATCTGTCTTCGATCGAGGAGGAAGGCAAGATCACGCCGGGAACGACTATCACCGTTCGTTCGGTTCAGAATCTGAGCGAGTCGGACACGCAGGTGTATGACGGGAATCCTTTGCGGGTTCGAATGTTTGGCTGGACTCCCGCTGCACCGATTGGCCGCGATCTGAGCACAAATCCCTTGCCACCGACGTTTCCGCGGTTTGGGGCCTTCGTTCTCGATTGGACTGTGGCGGAGTCGGCGCCCCCCGACGGCGGGCCGCAAGTGATGGTTGACCCTGGCCTGGAATTGTCGTCAGGCGAGGCATGGGAAGCAAGGTTGGCTGCCTGGCATGTTAGTGACCCGATGGAACGCGAGAAACAAAAACAGGAGCGGCTGTTCGCTTGGCGAGCGCAAAGGTGGGGGCGTGTGTAGGCGATGGCACTGGTCATCTTTCAAGATGTGCAGACGGCACAAAGAGTCATCGCCGATCTCCAAGTAACGGCCAACATCGAGGGTGGCGTGGGCCCGGTGAAGTTTGGGACCTATGTTTCCTTGGCGGACGGGCGTGTTGCGGTGGCACATCCGTTTCGGGAGGTTGACCTGCATTGGGTAATGGCGCACGCAAACGATCCAGGGGTTGAGGTGGACGAGGGACCCCAGCCGTAGGCGGCCGACGAAGAGTGTGGGAGCGAGCCGGATAGAGAACCGGATAGAGCATCTGTCATCCGATGAGTGTATTTCCCAAACTGAAAACCGGTGTGATTGCGCAGTATCCAGCGACTCGGGAACTGCGCTTTTCCACAGAAATCCAACAGTTCCTCGACACGTCGGAGCAACGCTACCGGGACCTTCGCACAACGCGAAAACGCTGGGTGATTGATCTAGCCCAGCTTGACGAAGGGGAACTTGCGCAGGTGCTGGAGTTCTTTGTGGATCGGCAGGGGCGCTTGGGCACTTTTGATTTTGAGGATCCATGGACCGGCGGTGTCGTGAACGGCTGCCGGTTTGAACACGACAATCTGCCGCTGCAGGCAGAGGGGGAACTGGACGGCAGTGCGCAAGTGACGATTGTCGAGACGATCCAACCATGAATGTCTTTCCCCAACTAAGCAGCGGTGCGGTGACACAGTTCCCCTTTCAGCGCGAAGCTCGCTTTCGCACGCTCGTGACCGAGGCGTTGGATGGTTCGGAATACCGAGTTTCCGACATGGACTTTCAGTCGCGCCAGTGGCGACTGATGGGCAGAGACCTGACAGATGCGGAATGGCAAGCCATTGAGGACCTTTTTGTTCAAGTCGAGGGCCGACTGCAGAGTTTCCTATTTCTCGAGCCTGGGGCGAGCTTGCTTTCCTGGTCCGAGAAGTTTGACGAGCCTCAATGGCAGACGGACAGTGGGATTTCGGTGAACGGATCACAGCCGGACCCATTTGGCGGCACTAGAGCAGGACGTGTCACAAGCGCGGGCGCGCCCGGCGCATTGTTCCAAACACTCGATATCCCTGCATCGTTCCGGTATGCGGGCAGTGTGTGGGCGCGCACGACTGCCACGGGGGCCAAACTTCGAGTAGATGACGGCGCAGCGCAGGCAGTCGAGGCGGCAGTACACAGCGATAACCAGTGGAAGCGTTACTCCGTAAGCTACAACCTTGTTTCAGCGGCGGAAACGGTGCGCTTTCGGGTTGTGGTTCCCACCGGAGCCGCAGTGGACATCTATGGTCCCCAACTCGAGGCACAGCCGGCCCCGTCCATTTACAAGAAAACCTTCAAACAGGCCGGGGTTTATCCCAATGCCCGGTTCGACCAAGACATGCTGGCTGACCACATGACGGACGACGGGCTGCACCAGGGACCGATACGCATCACATGGACACCATTGCAAACCTGAAAGAACAAGGTGTCACTCAGACGCCGCTGCTGCTGTTCGACGTGGTGCTGGCGAACGGCGAGACCGAGCGCTGGTCCACCCACAACGTGACGGTCGACTCGGCGACTTACGAACCGCGGGTTCTGCGACACAATCTCTTCGAGATCCAGGCGGCGAGCGAGCAGGGCGTAGATGCCATTCCCAAAATCACCCTCACGTTGGCGAACGCTGATTCCCACTTCTCGCAGATCGAGTCGTCGGTCGGTTTCAAAGGCGCCCGGCTGAAAGCCACGTTCCTCTTTTATGATCTGGTCCAAGACGAAGCTGCCAGCGAGCAGATGGTGGTTTTCCAGGGCATTCTGAATTCGCCGGAAGAGATCACGGAGAAGAAGATTCGTGTGTCGGCGACCAACCGGATGAACATGCAGCGGGTGCTGCTGCCGCCGGTGAGGGTCCAGAGGCGCTGTCCATGGTCATTCCCGACCACGCAGGGCGAGCGGCAGGAGGCAAGCTCCGGCGGCTCGCAAGGCATCTATTCGCGGTTTCACGCTTGTGGGTACTCAGCGGGCGAACCGGGAGGGGTAGGAAACCTTGACAACGGGTCGCCCTTTACGAGCTGCAGCTTCACGCGGGCCGATTGCATGGCTCGTGGGATGTTCGATACGGACGCACAGAGCAACCCCACGCGCCGGTTTGGCGGCATGGAATTTGTGCCGGCGACGATTCGAGTGCGGGGACACGGAGAGCGTGAACACAGAGATTCACCCGCCGTTGCCAACGAAGCCCGCTATAACGATTTCGTCCCTCTTGCCTATGGCACGGTCTGGCTGGAGCCGCTGATCGCCTTTTCACGCAATGACGGCAATCTGACGCGCATGGAGGCGATCCTCTGCCAAGGCCAGATCGGCAACGTCCTCAAGGTAATCGTCAACGACGTGGAGATTCCGATCGGCGTCGCCGGCCGCGACATGACACGCAGCGGTTGGTGGAACCTTTTCGCCAATGGCGATAGGAACGGCGGTTTCAATCTGAACTTCACCGCGCCCAACGGCACGCCCCTGGGGGATCCTTACGGCGGTGTCGCCTGCCTTTCGGTCGTCGTTCCCAACCAGATCAACGACGGCAAAACGCTACCCCGCGTCAAGGTTCTGGGCGAGGGCCTGCGGTTGGAGAGGTTCGATTCCAACGGCGTGACTCAGGGCGTCCAGTTCACAAACAACCCGGCATGGATTTTGCTGGACGTGCTGCGGCGCAGCGGCTGGCTGCTGAGTGAAATTGATCTTCCGAGTTTTGCCGCGGCAGCCGTTTTCTGCGACGAGACCATCGCCGCGACGGACAACCAGGGCAACCCGATCTCGGTCAAACGTTTTCAATGCAACGTGCTGGTGCGATCGCGCCGAACCGCCGCCGACCTGATTCGCGGCATTCGAAACAACGCCCGGTTGCAGCTCTCCTACCGGACGGACGGAAAGCTGGCTGTGTTTGTCGAGAATACGCTCTTACTGCAGCAGCCAACCAAGCCAGAAGGCTCGAACGCCACGGAGATGGTCAATGGCGGCTGGCCGGTCTATGTGTATACCGATGGGTCCACGCCGGGGCTTCTTTCCGGGATCTTGCGCAACGGCGATGGCGCTCCGACGACGAGACTCTTTGCCCGCCCCATTGCCGATACGCCCAATCGTTTCTTTGTCGAGTTCGCCGACGCGTTCAATGAGTACCAGCAAGACAGTCTCGCTCTTGTCGATACCGGGGACGTCACGCGCACCGGCCAAGAGATTACAGGCCGGCTCATAACGGATGGCCTGCCCACGTTCGACCAAGCGGCGCGCCTGCTGAAGTTTTTCATTGACAAATCCGTACTCGGAAACAAGTACCTCGAGTTTGAAACCAGCGTCAAGGCGCTCGGACAGCGTGTCGGTGACCTGATCACGGTCACCTACGTACGGGAAGGGCTGATTAACCAACCTTTCCGGATCCTGCGGATCGAGCCTTCGACGAACTACCGGTCGGTCCGCATCACGGCACAGATTCACGATGACGCCTGGTACAACGACACCAACGGCCAGTTGACCTTGCTGCCGCCGTCGAGACGGCAGCCCGGGTCCGAGCCGCGCGTACCGGACCCGCTGTATGGGACTGGGTTCGATTCGTTCGGGCTGGAACAGTTCGGCGTCACAGAGTTTCAAATCCAGCGCACCGACGGAAGCATCCTAACGGAAGTCGAGGTCGGCTTCTACCCGCCACAGGTCGGCCAATCGCTTTCCGCAGGCATCCCCCTTGTCAGCTTGCAGCCGACGATCTCGAACAGCGGCGGCACGCTCGAAGGCGATCAGACGCTCTACTACGCCGTAACGGCCGTGGACGCCGATGGAAGAGAAGGCAACCCTTCGTTTGTGGTGCGCGCGAAGATCCCCGCCGGCACGTCGACCAACAGCGCGCAGTTGACGGACCTAAGTTTCACGGCAGGTACGGCGAGCTTCAATGTTTACCGTGGTGAACTGCCCACACGGCTCTTCCGGGTTGCTTCGGAACAGCCGGTTTCCGACGCCTTCACCGATACGGGTCTTTCGGCAGAGTTCGTGGGAGCGCCCGATCCCAACTACGACCACGCGAACTTCTACTGGCGTCTCGAGGACACCGAGGAGCAGTTCGCCTCGACCTTCGGTCCGGACTCTGTCGGCAGCAGCCAGCTCGACATGACGCCCGATGCGTTGGCGGGTCATGCCGTACGGTTGATTCGCGGCAAAGGCGCAGGGCAGGAACGGACGATCGCCAACAATAGCGCGACGACTGTATTTGTGGGCTTGAAGTGGGAGATCGAGCCCGATGAAAGCACGATCTTCGTGGTTTCGGAGAACACCTGGCATTTTGGCGGGCGCGCGAGAAGCAGCCCAGCGCGATTCGCAATTCCCAACCGCCGCGACAAAGTCGTGCAGATCAGTGGGCGGTCGGCGAACGCGCAAAACGTGGAATCACTCGAAGGGCTGGCGATCGTCACGCGCTGGCGAATCGGCGGCGGCGGTCTGGGCGTGGCGGATTTCGACGTCCCGCCGGAGGCTACCTTTGCTGTTTCGGCTCTCGGCAACGGCACGCTACGCTTCGGCGGCATCGGGTTCCCGCAACTGGAGAATACGCAGAGCGTGGCCACGGGCACCTTTCGCCTCTATGCGCGCGACGAACTGGCCGGCCCCAGCAGTACACTGCTGGGCGCGGCCATCACGGACACGGCCACGACCCTGACCGTGAATCAGGCCGGGCCGGCGCAAGCGGGGGACTTGATCCAAATCGAAGGCGAAGTGATGCGGTTGACCGCTTTGCAAGGGGGCGGGACGCAATACACCGTCGAGCGCGGACTCTGTAACAGCACTGCCACTGCGCACGCGACGGGCACGCCCGTCTATCACTTGCCGATGCGCACGGTGATTGTTCCTTTTGAGAGGTCGTTCTTCGGCACGGCGGAAAGCGGCGCTTGGGGGCATACGGAACTGATGCCGAATATTCGTCTGGCGTGCGCCGAACTGGTGACGACCAACTCGTTCGGTCAAAGTCCGTTGGCAACGAACGGCTATTCCGAACTCGCCGACAGCGGGTTGCGGACGCTCCACGGCGGGCAATTCAACTTCCAGATCGAAGGCCTGCTGGCCGTGTTGGATAGCGCCGTCCCGGAGGTCTTTGTTCAGGAAGCTTTGTCGATCCGCGACATCTACGCTTCCGTGAAAGAAGGGCCGGACGGGGCGAACCTCCAGCTTCGCGTCAACCAAAACGGCAGTCCCTTGGCGACTTTGTCGGTTGCCGACGGGCAGACGCTCAGCGCACCGCTGAACGGGGCGGAACTGCCGGTGTTGCAGTCGGGCGCCAACCTCAGCCTCGATGTGCTGGCCGTGGGAACGACCTATCCTGGCCGGGATCTGACGGTGACAATTCGTGTCTGAAACTCTTGAAAAGCTGCGCCCGGAGCGCGATCTGCAGTGCTACTTCTTTCGTCCCTCCGCAATAGCCGCTTTCAGCAACGCCAGTTCGAGCGGTTTCACCCTGTCAGGAACCTGGCGCCAGCAGTTCGACTGGGCCGTGGTCGAGTGGAACCGCGATAACGTGTTCGAACACCCCCTGCTAAGAAACCTCCCCGATGGCGACTTGAGCGGGCTCACGTTGAGCTATCGAGAGATGCGCTCGAACTGCATCCAGATGAATTCCGGGTTGTTTCCCACCGTGGACTGGCCCTATCTGCGCGTCTGGGCCGAAGACGCTAGCGGGAACGAGCAAATCTATTTCGTGGACCTGACCCGCTACGCCACGGCGACCCAAGGCACCGCCACACAGGCTCAGGCGACGTTCGCGTTGAGCGGGACACTGACCGAAAACGACTGGGTCGAACTGTCGTGGCTGCAGGAGCACTACAACCACCAGATCGCCGCCGGCGACACAATCGAGGACGTTCTATCGAGTCTTACCGATCAGATCGAGCTGAACTCAGACACGGTGGAGGCCGTCTACTCGGCAGCGCAATCCACGATCACGTTGACCAACAAGGCCGCGGGAGAAGAAGGCAACCTGTTGGGCGTGCTTGCCTCCGTCAGCGGCGCGGAAACTGAGCAATGGACGCCGACGCACCAGACGATGAGCGGAGCGACATCGCCGACGGAGTGGCAGATCGATCTCGACTTCGGCGACCTGGAAGACAAGGACCTGAATCCCGTACCGACTCAACAAGTCCGCAAGTTGCGGTGGACCTACGCGGCGGCGCTGCAACCGGGCGCCTATTCACGAAGCGAATTCGAAGTCGTTGTTTCCAACTGGACGGTGACAGGCACGGGCCGGGCCTACAAAGTGGCGGGTCCCGGAAGCCGACGAACCGAGGATGACAATCCCGTAGTCACCTATAGCGGCGCTTGGACTCAAGGCGCAGGCAACTTTTCCGGTGGGACGATCCATGTTGCAGCCGAAGTGGGAGCGGGCGTCACCATTCCTTATAAGGCGCAAGTTACACACAGGCTGTTTCTCGGCTCGCGGCTCACGTTTGACGGTGGAATCATCGAAGTTACCGTGGACGAGGGTGCCGTGCAGCAGTTCAATCTCCTCGTGCCGGGCGAAGACGTTCTCGCACGGCTCGATTTGGGAACCTTTGGCGCCGGAGATCACATCGTCGAAGCCACACTGACGGGA